GTCTTATGGGACTAACATAAAAAGTAAAAAAAAATCAAAAATATTTTTCATAATATGTGAATAATGACATATTTAATTGATAAAGTAAGACAATAGATGAAAGTAATATCTTTAAGGAAACTCAAATGGCTCTAATAATAAAACAACCAGGATCTTATCCTCTCGGTCAGTTCGACGGTTATGATACTCAGGTCTATTCTCTAAAAGGTGGAGAGGTTATGTCTCTCTACTCGATTCCGGTTACAAACACCGATCACGCTGCTAAGGACGTTTTCGATGGTTATACCGATTATCAATTAGTGCAGACTAGAACAATTGCTGGTCTTTATAGCACCGCTTCTTCAATTGGTACTAACGCTCGTCCAATCGTTCCTCTATTCCTCTCTGATGAAGGTATAGCTGGATATGGTACTATCTTCGGAACAGTCGTTGGTCAGGCTGCCGGTCAGATCTCTTATGCAAATACAGCCGCTGGTGCCGCTGCCGCAGCTACCGCTGGAAACTTGTTAGGTCCTAGCACCGCGACAGGTTCTGGTAAAGTGACACTTTGGGATAAACCCGGTCTCTATGGCGTTACTCTCGACGCAGTTGATTCAGTTACCGCTTCCGGTCTCGTTCCAACAAATACAAGCTTGAATACAGGAACAGCAGTCACTTGGGTTACCTCAGCTCAGAATTCCGTTGGTAGCACTTCAGGTTGGTCAACCGCTGGTCAGCTAACTCCTTCTGCTGCTTCTAATCCATCAACTGGTGGAACAAACGCAGGAACTCCAGTTGGCTTCTTCGTTGAGTTTGAAAGCAATGGGTCATTAGTGACCACTCCGAACACCTTGGTAGCAGGCTACGCATCACCCTCGAATCTGCCTGGAGGTTCGAACGTTGGTCCACGAACATTCTACCTCGCACTAATCACTTTTAGACCTTAATATTTAATCTTAATAAGATTAATTATCTTATTATTGGGAGCGATTATTCGCTCCCAATTTTATTTTTTTTCTTATTTTTCTTTTCTTTCCATTTTTCTTTGTTGTGGCGTGTCCCTCGTGCACCATCAATACTATTTTGTTTAGCAGAATATGGTCTTAAATTACTCAATGCCCAACATTTTTTAAAGTTTTCATCCTGCATAGAAGTATAAGGCAAATCAGATTGAGGAATAATATGATCTAACTGCCATTTCCAAGTGCTCTTATCATTGTCATCCCAAGTTTTAGAATTATATGCACCCTGATTGTCCCAATTCATCCATTCATTACCTGGTTCTAAAAATTGTTTATCTATAACTCTTTTATGGCAAAAGCAAAATTATTTTCACTAATTATGTCGATTTTTGTAAAAATATAGCCATAACTAACAATAATATTATACACCCTAGTGGTGTGCTGGCGTAGCTGGCAAATAATTCCTAACCCGGAGAAAAATAATATGTCTCAAATGTTCAGTAATTCGGGCGAGATCAATGCATCATCGCTCAAAGATGCAATAGGGCAGATTGCCCGATTTGCGTCAATTTTGGAAGATAATCAGCCCTCTAATATAGGTCTCGCTGGGCAGCCCTCAATGAGCGATACTGCCCACGACGATCTCATAACCCGAGCGATCAATACTGCCGATGGCAAAGTTGCTCTGGCTCAAGCCATAAAATAATTGCTGTGGCTTTAAAATTTGGCTATATGCTGGAAACTCTAAAAGCTTCAATACATCGATAACAATACAAACTAATCACAGTAGATAGTTTAACAAATAATTGATGTGAAAATTTGAAGATGAAATAGACAATCAGCAGGAAAGATTGATATAATATATCAAAATCCTCAACGACTACATGCCAAACATTCAGAAATATTTTTTGAATGATGATATAGTCTAAACTTTTACCGAGAGGTAAGGATATCCCATCGTAAAAATGGGATAGATCGGATGGGCAAATCCGATTAGAAGGAATCTCGACTACCACGGTATCGCTCGACGTTAAACAACCCAACATAGCGTCTTTTAACAGTAATGTTAAATAACAAACTTAGCTATATGCTGGAAACTCTAAAAGCTTAATCACATTAACATCATACAGATTATGCATTGAAGCTAATCTAAAAATAGTTAATGTAAAAGAATTAAGATGAAATAGACAATCAGCAGGAAAGATTGATGAAAATCAAAATCCTCAACGACTAAATGCTAGGCTCCTTACAGGATGAAGATATAGTCTGGACTATATAGAAATATATAGATTAACAAAACGGCGTTGGTTGTCGACCCCTTAAATAGGTAGGGGGTCTAAAAATTGGCTATATGCTGGAAACTCTAAAAAACTTCAATACTTCATAATAATACAAACTAATCACAGTAGATAGTTTAAAAACAATGAAGTAAAAATTTGAAGCGTGATATAGATAATCAGCAGGAAAGGCAAAAATATGAAAAGTATCGATCTTGATGAAAAACTTCTTATAGAACTATATGTCGATAAAAGAAAAACGACATATGAGATAGCAGAAATACTACAAATAGACCGTAGAACAGTAATTAAATACTTGAAAAAGTATAAAATTGATGTTAATCCTAAACAAAGAAAATATGAACTAATTAAAAAAGTTCCTTTTACAAAGGAACAAAGAGAAATGTTAGTAGGATGTTTATTAGGAGACGGTTGTATTGCTCCGCACGGTAGAAAAAATAAATCTTATAGGTTTTTAGTAAGTCATTGTGAAAAGCAAAAAGATTTAGTCCTCTACAAAAAAGCAATATTAGGAAACTTTGTCAATACTATAAGAAGGTACGAAGATAAAAGAGAAAATTCAGTAATGTATAGTATAGTTACCGTAACTCATAATGAATTTAAGCAATTCTACGATCTGTTCTATGAGAATGGTAAAAAAGTTATACGCGATGAATTAATAAATTATCTTACACCCAGATCGTTGGCTTTTTGGATTATGGATGATGGCAGTTGTGGCAAAAACCAAAATCGTATAACAATAAGATTGCATACGGAAGGTTTTACCGAAGAAGAAAATATTAAACTACAAGCAATGTTAAAATCTGGTTTTGATGTCAGATCAAAAGTTTGTAAGTTTAATAGAAATAATAAAGAATACTGCTACATATCTATAAACAAAGAAAATACAATCAAGTTAAGCAAGATTGTAGAAGAATATTTTGTAGATTGTATGAGATACAAAATATATGCCACTCCTCAACGACTAGAATGCCAATCATTATCATCAGAAAAAGATGATAATGGTGATACAGTCTGATCTTCATAGAAATATGAAGAGATAGGCAGAAATGACCTATCAAACATCATATGATGTTTTAACAATGCCTTGTACCTCAGGGCGCTTACGCTACATACGACCGCGATATCGATGTTGCGGCTGTCGTCATCTCCTCAAACGGAACAGGTCCCGAGTCTCGTGTTTTCGGCGATCGTGTCGTTGTTCCTGAGTTCGAGATTTTCGCTAACCCCACAATCCGTATTGCTGAGGTAAAGCGTCGTCGTTTTAATGTTATTGACCGTGCCGTTCAGAAGGCTCGTCAAGAAATAATGGCTCAGGAAGATGCTAACGTTTTTGCAGCTATTGACGCTGCTTCTTCTGTTGAGAACACATTAACTGACATCGCAGATGCCGGTATGTTAAAGAGAGACCTTATCGAGATTAAACAACAGATTGATCGTTGGGACCTTGTTACTACAAAGTTCTTTATGAATATCAATGAGTTTACCGATATCCTTAAGTGGGGTTCGGGCGGTGGTCAGGGCGTCGGCGGCGGCGATTTTGATCCGGTTACTATGCGAGAAGTTCTTCAAACTGGGCTCTATGCTCATATTTGGGGTTCCGATATTATGGTTTCGAAGATCGTACCACCTGGTACTGTCTATGGGTGCAGCGACCCTGAGTTCGTCGGCGTCATGCCCGTCAGACAGGACATCGAAGTATTACCAGCCGATGAACCAAAACGCCTCAGTTTAGGTTGGGTTGTTTCGGAGATTATCGGTCTTGCTATCGTTAATCCCCGCGGCGTAGCCTGTGGCAGGAAATCTGTAATCGTTGGAGCTTAATGCTGCTTTATAAGGCTTTTCATAAAGCTTTAATACAGGAGCCCGAGAGAAATCTCGGGCTCTTTTATTTTGATTTTAAGATTAAAATAGGCAATCATTAAGGTCAATCAGCAGGAGAAAGCATAAAAATAAGGTTAGTGTGCAAAAGATTTTGTTTATTTTTGTGAATATTTTAATATTTAATTATCAGCACGCGAGCCGTGGATATATATTATACTAACGTTGTTCTATCGTTTCCCATCGGAAAAACCATAGATGCGTAGTCGCAAAGCCATAGTGGCATAATATTTAGGAGTTAATTATGAAAAAATTATCAGAAGAAACGATTAAAGAAATAATTGATCTGTATAAAAGAGGAATACCTCCTTTACAAATCGGTCAAAAATATGGAATTATGAATAATAGTGTTACACGTATTTTAAGAAAACGTGGCATAGAAAGAAATCAACACGATGAAAGGGTGAGTGATGAAAATATTAAGATAATAATAGATAGATATTTAGAAGGTAAGTCATCAGAAATTATTGCTGATGAATTAAATATTGATGGATCTACAGTTTGTAGAATATTAAAAAGAAATAATATTGAAATAAGACCTGGTGAAATAAATAAAAGACATTATAAAGTTAATTTAGATTATTTTGAGAATATAGATACAGAGGAAAAGGCATATTTTCTTGGGTTCTTATATGCTGATGGTAGTTTAAGTAGCAAAGGCAATGATGTTAGAATAGTCTTACATCCAAAAGACATCGATATCTTAGAAAGATTTTCTAAAATTATTTATGGAACAGTAAAACTCGAAGAAACTGCTCCTGATGAAGCAGGAAGAATATATAAAAGATTTTGTGTTACTGCAAAAAAACTACACGACGATCTTACTAAATGGGGATGCACTCCAAATAAAACATTTACAATAAGGTTTCCAAAAAACTTATTATCTGATGATCTTTTGCGTCACTTTATTCGCGGATATTTTGATGGTGATGGATGTATATCAATAGCTAATACATTGCGACCAGTAATAGATTTTAGTTCTAATATTGTCTTTATTCAAGAGTTAAAGGCTTATTTGGAAAGTAAAGATTTTATATGCAATAAAATTGGAATTAATAAAGAAAATGAACTAAGCGGTAATGTGCAAATGACAGGATTAACAAATATAGCAAGAATGTATTATTTTATGTATGATGGTGCCTCTATCTATATGAATAGAAAATACAATATATTTCAAGAGTTTCTAAAATTAGAAAAAGATCGACCGCAAATAATTAATTATGGAAATAATTATGTGCCAAAATTAAATGGTGAAAGATTAATAAAAGAAAATATTATTGCAAATAATAATAAAGATGATTTGGCAATATATATTAGAGATTTTTATAGAAAAAATGGTTTTCCTTATCCAAAATTATCGGATGATGGTTTAATAAAAGCATTTTCAGAAATAAAAAATAAAGATGTAAGTTTTATTTGTGAAAATAAAATATTAAATACAAGATATTTAACTGGAAATGATATAGCAAAACATTTTTCTACTCATTTTTGGGAAGTTAAATCAGGTTATGATCCTGATAGACAAAGTATAAAAGAAGCTTTTAATGATGATGAGGCTCTTTTATCGGCAGTAAAATATCTAATAAAACAAGAAAAAGATGTAAATGGTATTTCAATCAAAGCATCGTTGGAAGATATTGGGGCATTTAAGACAAGTACATTTAGCACTATGATAGCAAAATATATTTATCAAACCTTTACAAAAGAAGGGGATATAATATATGATTATTCATCAGGATTTGGACAAAGACTTACCGCAGCTTTATCGTTGCCATATTATGTAAAATATATCGGAGTTGATGTTTGTGAAAAATCAATTATTTCTAATCAAGAATTATTTAATTTTTTCAATAAAAATATTCCTCTTTTGAATAAAAGAGTTTCTCTTACATTAGAAGGATCAGAAAACTTTTGTCCAGAAGAATTAGTTGGTAAAGTTAATTTGGCTTTTAGTAGCCCGCCATATTTTAAGTTAGAAAAATATGAAGATAACTTTAAGCAAGCGGTAGAAAGAACATATATTGATTTTATCAATAATTATTGGAGAGATACTGTTAAAAACATAAATAGAATGTTGGTTCCTGATGGATATTTTCTCTTAAATATAATTAAGAGATGTTTGGGATTTGATATCGCAGAAAATATGACTAATATTATGAAAGAACAAGGACTAAGATTAGTTGATACATATTATATGTGTATGAATAAAAATAATTATAAAACGTCGGAAGAAGATCCTAATAAAAATCAAGAAAATAAATATGAGCCTATATATGTTTTCAGAAAATAAATAATTATTAATCTATTAACCGCAGCCACTTAATTCATATTTTGTGGCTGCGTTTTTTATTTCGCAAAGCGCGCTCGTTCAATCGAAGATTTTAAGGATTGGGTGGCGAGAACATATAATCATTTAGTTAGAAATATAAAATGATATATTAAGGAATATTAACATAACTTACATTATTTATAATATCAGCTATACAAAAACTACTTACATTATATAATATTCCAATTTGTTTATTTGTCCATTTAGCAGCTATAAATAGATCGTATAATTCTCTTATCTCATCTGCTTGATTTTGTGTTAATTTTCTTTTATTAGAAACTCTACCATTCATAGATATTTGATTGTTTGCTCGGGCATCACTTATCTTTTTTATTGTTTCAGGAGAATGTTTCTTACCATACATAGGATTATTTTTTCCCGAATTATTATAGCTTGTTTTCTTACTATTCTCTGAAACTATTTTTATTGGCTTTATATATTCTTCATTAATATCTACTGTTTTAGATATTTCTTTTATCCATTCTAAAAGAATATCATAGTTAATTCTTAATCTTTCTATCCATAGAAGAAAATTATCTAATGATAGATCGTTTTTTGCCCAATTACAATTTTTGCAACACGGGATTACATTATTCCAATTATGTTTTTGATTACTATCGATACGATCTAATCCATTAAAAACAAAATTACCAGTATCTATCGCGTGTTGCGATCTTTTCATTCTCTCCGCAATGGAAACCGCCGCATTTATGCGGCGGAGGAATTGTGAACTATTTTTTATCATTTGTGAATAAGCTGATATATGTTAAGGTATGTTGTTGACTGTTTCTCTCAAATTAGAGAC